GCCAATTGATCAAATGTTTTTGCAAGCGCCGGGTTGATGTAATCGCGTCCAGCGACGTATCCACCAGTTCCGGTGCCGTGTCCATACTGGAGAATAATGGCGATGTTCACACCATCGTTGACGTTGGAATTGGTAAAAATAATTTCGGATCGATGTTTCGACCTATGGACCTCATACCCCCAGGAAGCAGCTGTCGCGCCGCTATCAACAGGTGTGGCATTGGACAAAGCATCAACGCCTCGACGTCCGATTCGATCCAATACTTTGAGATACCGTTGCTCTTTGATGTTAGTGATAAAACGATCAAGGCCACTGAAGTCGCCGTTGACCTCAACCCTGATACCAGTCATGACTAACCTCTCGTGTTAAAACGTTTACGATTCTCCGCAAGGATGCGAGCACGTTCGGCTCTGTTATCTTTGGCACTCATACGATTGTGTTTATCGCCCTTCGAATTTTCCACATCGATAAGACGTATCAATGTCAACAAACGATTGATGTGCCAGTATTGAGCGCTCCAATCAATGCCTCGGGCAGTCATCGCAGCGTAGATGGTCTCGGAAGACGTGAACGAATTGACATGAGTTTTCGTTTCGCGTCGATCTTTGATCACCGTCGCGGTATGAGGATCAGAAATGTACTCCTGAATAGCCCGCCTATCGGCATCGGTCAAGCGAAAATATAAAGAAAGGGCATGTTCAGAATCCTGATCCATGCACCAAATGTAATAATTGCTCTCCTCTTCGGTTTTGGATTCCTTGGAGAAGAACGGCTTCTTAAATTTTGATTCCCATTTTGAGATCGCGACAAGGTTATGCTCGAGCTTGAGGGTCACGGCGGGAGCTGCTGCAACAAACGTTCCAGTATTCTCGTCATAACCCTCAACCTTTGGAAGAGTGAGCTCGAGCATAATCATTCCTTACTTGACGCGAAGAACCTGACCGGGATAGATAAGATCAGGATTCGACAAACCATTCAGATCACGAATGTGCTGCCAACTGGTGCCGTATTGAGCGGCAATAGTCGACAGATTATCATCCGACTGAACTGTGTAGTATTCAGCAGTCGGCTGTGGCGATCCTCCGGAAATATTCAGCACCTCACCCGGATAAATCAGGTTCGGATTACCGGAATGGAATCCGGTGATTTGAGACTGATCCACACCAAGTTTGGCAGCGATCGTCGACAGGGTATCGTTGGGCTGAACCGTATATGTCCGACCAGGGGATGCTGGAGCAGCGAGCTTCTGATTCACCAACGCCTGAACGGCAGCATAACGACCGCCGAGCTTCTGCTTGCGAGCATCGCCGTCACCGAATTCACCACGAATCACAGCATTGGCGAGATCGTCATCGGAACGTCCGGCGAGCGGATCGGCAGGCTGTGAAGGAGGAACATTCGAAGCGTTTCCGCCACCGGTCACATACTTGTCGAACGTGGCTCCATCGCCGTAGAACTTATCGAGATCCAGATCGCCGTCATAACCAGGAAGACGACCGGTTTTAGAATACTGGCGAATGACGCAAGCGTAAGCGCCTTCATTCCACGGAGTGTCCTGATATCCGGTAGGGACATTATTCGCATACTGCGCGATCCACAGACCACAGTTCTGACGATTGGCGACCGCAGCGACCTGAGCATAATAAGCTGCCGACGAGTAAATGAGCGGAGGAATTCCCGTACGAGCCTTCACCTGAGCGACGACTTGTTCAAGATACCCCTCATCGCCCCAAGCGGAATTCTCTTGAGTTTCCCAATCGATGCAGAACAGACCTGCGCTGACCCAATTAATACAGCTGTCGACAAAATGATTGGCTTCGGCGACGGCGTTGCCACCGGAGACGTAATGATAGACGCCAAAGCGCTTTCCAGTCGCACGTGCCTGTTCGACCTGTCGAGCACAATCGGGGGATACGTACCCGGTCCCCTGAGTGGCCTTTGCGATGACGAAATCGGCGGGAACAGCAGTAAGATCGATGTAGGCCTGCCAATTCGAGATATCGATACCATTGAGAGACATGATAACTCCTTTCCGTTACAATGGTCAGGCCCTCTGAAAGATGGTGGTCAAGAAAACGTGTAGCATCAATTATGGCTAATGTTGTTATCTTCCAGAGAGTCTGACCACCATAAAGGTGGCCAGAAAGAATTACTTCCTATTTTGAACGACTCAGGACAGGGTGAGCGCGTTCGGTTCGTCGACAGCGAAATCGGACAATTCGTCAGTGTGAGTCCCGCCACCAGAGTCGGTGGTCTTGAACATGTTGATCACTTCGGCAATTGTAGGCAGAGTCGGAGAGGTGTCGCCAGTGCCACGTCCGTACAGCTTGTCTTCGAGCTCCTTGAGCTTGGCCTTATCGACCTTGGTGGAATCGATGGTGACCTGAGCGGTTGCAGTCACACCATCGACACCGACTTCGACTGGATCGGTGCTGATCTCCCAGCTCAGGGTCTGGGCCTCCGGAGAATCATTAACGGTCGCGTATTCGCGCTCGGACGGGGCTGCGGTGGCGCCATAGATCAGGTGCAGCTTGTAGCCGTAATTGATGCCAGCGGTGTCGTTGCCGATCTTGGTTCGATACGAGAAACCGAACTTGCGACGAGCCTGCTGACCAACGGTAACGCCCTCAGCCGGAGTGGCCTGGCCGTCACACGGAGCGAACTCCGGCGGATAAGTGAAGGCCTCAATCGTGGCGCCGAATTCTTCAGCGGAAGTCAGAGTCAGGTACTTGATGTTGTCGGCGTACTGAGCGGACGCTTCGGCACCGGAAGGCGATTCGGTGACGCCAGTCAGACCGTTCCAAGCGACACCGGCATCGTAACCGGTACCATCCGCCTTCATGACGAACAGAACGCCACGATCGACACCGGTCTCATACTTACGTTCACCGGTCTTATCCCAAACAAGAGCTGTCATGGGATACTCCTTTCAGAAATAAATGACAAATGAGTCGTGATGCAGATTTTCAGTGACGTAATGCCTGTTGAAAAGGCATTTCGGAAGCATCGCGACTCGATCTGGTATGGATGAATCGGGATCCTTTTCGATAACGGTCACCTGATAACACTTCTCATAGATGTATGGAGCATCATCAGCGAACTGTGTATCGGCACTCGTCCGTTCATAGACGATTGCGGGATATTCGATTCTAGACGGGGCCTGAAAATACACATGCCCCGAGAAATTCGGTGTCACATTGCGAACATCATCGGGAAGTGCCTCATAAGCTTCACTCATGAGGTTCTCAAGTATCTGTTGTAGCTCCTCACGGGGTCTGCTCATGATACTCACTTCCCAGTTGCAATATGACACGGGGACGCTGGATCTGAACGGACGTGATTTTCCACAATCCGCCCATCCAACGTACATAACGCAACGCTTGCAGATGATCATTGAAATACGGGTCCAAGATGATCGATATCGATTGATCCAATCGCATCGGTTCATTTACCTCGGACCCTGTATTCCAACGAACGGTATTGCGAATAACAGTGCCTGTGTACTGTCGTTCGACAATTTCATCTCGATATACACCGGGAGCCGTCTTCACCTGTTCCGCGAATCCTACTGCTCCAGCGAATCGGGCCATCGATCACCCTTATATCAAGCGGATTGTGCGGGAAGCACTGCCTCACCGTACTTGCGAGCCTTGCCACCGGCAGTCAGGTCAACCACGGAGATTACCTGACCACTGGTTCCGGTGATCTTTTGTCCTGCGGTGAACGCAGTCCATTCGGAAGTCGTCACCGTCTGATCATACGTGATCGTCGGAGCGGCGTTCGCTTCGGTCACACGATAATACCGAGCATTGCCTGATTCGATTTCAGGTGTCACCGTCACCGAATATCCATCGGCTCCATGTGTGACACCAACAGTCAAGGTTCCAAGCGTAGGAGCGGTAACCGTGATCTGAGCTTCACCGGTCACCTTGCTACCATCCTGAGCGGAAGCCACGATGTGGGCAACGCCGTCGGTCTTTCCGGTCACGACACCGGATTCCGATACGGAAGCAACAGCCTCCTGCTTAGAAGACCACTTGACATTTTGATTGGTTGCATCGGTCGGGGTGATCGTCGCCCTGAGCTGAGTAGTGCCTCCAACGGCAATCGACTGCGTGGAAGGAGCAACCGTGATAGCGGTCACCTTCTTGTCAGTCGATTCAGGAGGCGTCACGCTTTTGGGGTTGCCTCAATCACGATCGCGGACTTCGGCTTGGTCAGAGCGGCGGACATACGAGTCTCAATCAGGTACTTGTACTGATTGTAATCGATGTCGAAGTCGTTGAACGAAGTCACATCACCGCCACGATCGGTGCCGACGGTGATGTCGCGAGGATCGAAGATGATGGCCTGAAGGGTGTTCTTGTTCTCCAGCTTGAAGTTCTCGAGCAGCGGAACCTCAACAATCTTCTGGACGCCGAGTTCGAAAGCCAGAGCGGTATCGGAGTCGTACAGACGACGACCCATCTGATCACGCTGCACGGCGAAGCTGGCGTGCAGGGTCGGGGAAACGAATGCGGTCAGGACGCCAGAACCCATGTAGCCGACCTTGGACTGACGAATACGGTCAACCAGAGCGGTCTGGGTTTCGTCGGCCTTGCCCACGGAATGCATCACGTACAGATCATCGTCGGAAACGACCGGACGAATGCATTCGGTATTGATGTGATCCTCAGCGGAAACTTCACGACCGTCACCGATAAGGATTGCACGAGCAACTTCCTCATCGAGCTGGATACGCATTTCACGCATCAGGAAGTTCACCACGGAGAACTCGGTGATGTCGAGCACGTCATCACGGTCCACCTTCTGCTTCTTGTAGATGGTGGTCGGCGTGGTCTGACGCTTGTACGCCGTGATCATTTCATCGAACTTGCGATGATTGTTGTTACGATCAAGCGTGAAGCCCTTAGCACGAGCCTCATCCGGAGTCAGGTCAACGTACTCGGACTTGATGCGAGTCCACGGAACCTTGTGGACGCCGTTCAGAAGACCAGCCACCCACTCGGTGTCGCGCTTGTACAGATCAGGCTCGGTACGCTCGGCACGGGCATCCGGGAAGAACACGTCGATGTTCTTGATGCCGTAATTCTGGGCATGCTGAAGCACGAACTTCTGAAGAGAGCCAGACGGATCGCGCTGAGCAGCTCGGAAGAAGTTCTCCTGAGCATGGGCGAAATCAGTAGCACCCTTCACACCTTCAGAATGCATAAAGCTCTGATAATCATCAGAGTGCTCGAAAGACGTAGCGCCTTCAGTAGCATTGTGTTCGAAGATATTCATTTCATCTCCTTCATCCGCCGACTGTTCGACGGTTTGCTGTTTATTGGATTGTTCGCCCTCGGTCTTGGCCGATGTGGTCTTACCCTCATTCAGAGCCATACCGACAAGACCTTCGACAAGCGCCTTCTGCTTATCATTCAGACTGTCGTAGACCTTCTGAGGATCCTCGTCATCCGATTCAGAATCGGAATTGTCCGAATCAGTTTCTTCGGATTTTGCGGTTTGTTTGGCAGAATCGTCGGAAGCTGGTTCATCCTCTTTCTTGTGCTTCTCCGCATTTGCATCTGCGTGAAGCACTTCATTCAGAGAATCTTCAGAGAATACCTCTGAAGGATCTCCAGACTCGTCACCTTGTTCGATCTCGCACAGGAAATTGGCGCTGATCGAGGACGGATCCTCAAACGAGTCACCATCATCAGAATGACGAATCACATTATCAATAGTCGCCTCTGGGTTAGCCCCAGCAAAGACCAACGACACTTCACGGATCTTACCATGAAGTACATCGGCTCCTTCCTGGATTACTTTATTGGCCGCAATGGACAGCGACATCATATCGCCATGCTGAATGATGCCACGAGCAGCCTTACCGGCATCGGTATCATTCAGATAGCCATATGCATAGACGCCATCATCACGGTTTTCCAGCAACGCCTTACCGATCACCGAAAGCGGACTGGTATGATCGTGCTGGAACACCAGAGGAACCACGGTGCCATCCTGATCGGCAAATGCGTTTTTACGAATGACTCGGCCATCGGAACAAAGAACATCGTTCTTTGTAGCGTAGCCACTGAAATCACTCTTAAAGCCATCAGCCATATGGATCACTCCTTTCTCGAATTAATGTTATTTCTTCGTTCTAGACTTTTTTCTTCGTCTGAACAGCTTTGGTCATCGAAGCATCGGAATAGAGTTTATTAATTTCACTATCCAGAGCCTTCGAATAATCAGAACGAGTCTTCTGTGCAAACTCGATATACTTCTTCTGAAAATCGGCTTTCGCTCGAGCATTGTCTTCGCGCAATCCTGCGATCTTGCGTTGAATCTGCTTACCGAGCGTCTTCTTCTTTTCAGGAGTGAGTTGTTTCATTTGCAATTGCAACTGACGAATCTGATTAGCCATTTCCACTGAAGATGAATAAATCTTTTGATTCCGATTACTCTGTTCCTTCTTGAGAACCGAGTAACGTTCCTCTCGGATTCGTTTGGTAATATAAGCTTTCGCTTGCTTACCTTCATCATTCAATGTCTTGCCTTGAGTATCATATCCTTTGAGATGTCTAGTCTTCATGTAATATTCATGAGCTTTGACTGGATCATAATACTTTGATGCGTAGTGTTCAAACGATTCGGTCATTCCAGTTCCTTTTCAAGATCTGCAAGATCGGCATCATTCTTATCGAACGCTGCTATTTCCGCATCATATCGTTCCTGGGTCATTGGTTCTTCGTCAGAGCCTTCAGACTGACCTTCATCCGTAAGACCGGACATATCTGATCCGGAATCGGCCTTGTTGAGGTTCTTGTTACGAAGCTCATCGGCAGCAGGATCGTCGACTCGAGACATGCCGAGAACCGAACGGAATTCGTTCGAGGTCATGATCTCGTTTCGTGTGAACTTATCAGCAAGTTCAGCAATCTGATCGACCGGAGCCAGCTTGAACGGATCTCGGAAGAATTTAATGGTCTGTCCTTGAGATCGAGCGGTCTTCGTAAGGAACTTGGCGTTCATTGCATCACAGATCGACGAGATTATTGGTTCAATCGTGCGATTGTGATAGTTCAGCATTTCCTCAGCAGTGGCAGTACCATTAGCAATGGCTTCCGATACGCCCAATTGACCGTACAACATGGTTGTCAGGTATTTGATCTGTTCGAGAAGGTTGTTCTCGACAGATCGATTCAACTGGGTAATACGTTCAGTGCCATCGGTATAGGCGATACCATACTTCGAACCAGTGAGCTGCTTTTCGATGTCGGAACGACGACGTTCGGCTTCCTTACGGCGAGCATCAGACTTAATCGTATATGGAAGCTGAAGGATCAAATCCAATTTTCCAGAACTGGATTGATCATCAATTGCATCCAAAAGATTAAGTTTCCGAATCAATCGCTGAAGTGTTGAATTCGGTTCATTCATGACCGAGTATAGTGGATTCTCGACAATAGCTATCAGAGTCTTGGGAAGAACAAGTTCCTCTCGTTGACCTGAAATATCGTTATATACCGATACTCGAACATGCTGCGGCATCCAAGCAATGATCCTGCCGACCCTCAGTTCATAAATATCGTATGAACCGGATGAGTTCGGATTATCAGATGTCTTTACCGGAACAGCAGCTGCGACTCCATCATCGAACATGGTGGTTGTCAAATCATGAATGAACTGACGACCGGTTTGATCGATATTGGCAGCAACGTTGAGACAATTGTCCAAAGGATCCTTGATTTCCTCAATGTATTGGCCTTGAGCATTCAATCGGCAATGTCGAATTGTCAGTGTCGACACGTCGAGAGCAACCCTATTATACAACGCCGAAACAATAGACCGTTCATTTCCACCGGTGAAATAAGGCCGATCCGGATTCAACGAATATGATTGTCCAACGTTTGGAATGTACTTTCCTGGAGGAGTCGAAAAAGCATTCCAGAATTTGCTGATTCTTGTTAATGCGGTAGCCATGTCAGTTCATCACCTTCTTTCGAACAGCTTTGGCAACGAACTGGTTGTTCGACGGCTTCTTTCGAACTGCCTTAGCCGCAGGCATATTTGAAAACCATGATTCTGGAATTAATTTCTCCAATCCCAGAGCCTTGGCGCGTTGTTTGATCCACGCTTTGGCTTTCTCAGGGTCTTTGGAGCGACCATATGAACTAATGGCGTTCTTCAAATCTTTTTCGTTACGAATTGGAAAGCTTCCATCAGGAAGGGCCTCCCCTTCCTGCGAAAGTTTTTTACGAAGAGCAGCCTTAAATTCAGCCATGATTCACCTCCTTACTCGAATGCATCTCGATTGTTCTTGAATGCTATGAAAGCATCCATCATTGCGGCAACAGCATCGATCTTGTCTTCACGACGAGCCTTGTATAGCTTTCGATTACCGTTGGTATCTTCCAATGTCATACAGTTCGCCATGGTGAATGACATCAATGATTCATCAAACAACAAACGACGATCTTCAGCGAGTTTCTTCAGTTCACCAAGCGGAACGGATTCCGTCTTGGCTCCTTGAATGACTTTCTCAATGGCGAAAGCGCCATTGTCTTGGGTCCATCGTTCGACGAATCGTTTGGCATTGTACGGATCATAACCGAATGCACGAACATCATATTGGCAATCAATGATGTGTTGATCGAGATCATCGTACACCAGATCCATGTCAAGCGTGGTTCCTTCCATGATATGCAAAGAACCTTCTCGAATGAATTCCTCATACTTCTGACGAGCAGCTGTAGGAAGTTTTGTCAAGGTGTACTCAGAAATATAATTTCGAGTCTTGATTCCGAATACTTCGCCACGCAGTGGGAACATGAAGGTGAACGAACAGAAATCGTCGCCTTGTGAAAGATCGGCACCGAGTGCGCATGGCAATCCCCAGAAGTCCTTCTTGGTGTGCGGAAGTGTTTCCTCATACGTAAAGAAGTAGGTGTAGCCTTCCATAGGGATGCCGAAACGTTTAGCCAAAATATCATTGCGATTGGCCGGTGCTTTCTCCGCACGTTCGACATCGTTCTGTAACGTTTCATACGTTACAGTGATGCCAATGTTCGGATTCGATTTCATCCAAGTTGAAGGATCGGCGACCTCTTTGACATCATCCTGTCGATAGTAGAATATCGAGGTGTGAAAGTCCTGATACTCGCCTTTCAGAATACTCATAAGCTCAAGCTTGATGGTATCACCGACCGAATTACGGACGGTACCTTCGGACGACGTCGCCACGATCAGCCAATCGGAACCGCCTCTATCGGATTGCTCTTTGGAAGCACCTTGGGCCAATGCACCGACAACGTCTTCGCGAGTATCGCCAGAAAGCCACTCGTCAACAGTAGCGATCTTAGGTCGAGCGCCCTGAAGTTTGTCAATGGACATCGGACGAACTTCGACGAGACTGTTCGTCGGAAAATATTGAATACCAACCTTTGTCGATGCCAACATGACCTGATTGCCAGTGACACCGCCACTTCGTCCTGGGAGTTTCCCCTGCGTCATCATCTTAATCGCCGGTCCTGGAGCTCGCTGAATAGCGGTACGGATCGGCGACATGATCTCATCGGCAAGTTTCATGGTCGGTGCCACGACAATGCCAGTGGTGGTATTCGGATCGCACAGTAGCATGTATGCCTGCAAACATGTCGCATACAACGACTTGGCATTACCACGGGAAACGATCAAATACTGTCGATTGATCAAACGCTTTTTGATGCGTTTGGTGACATAATGGCCTCCAGGACGATCGGTATTCGGGATATAGACCGACCGATCCACGAAATAGTACCATCCGAAGATCTGCTCGCCCCATAGCTTGAACGAATCAAGCAAATGAAGCGGAGAACCATCGGTCAACACAAGTTCGTGCTCGCAGAAATTCACCCAATGCTCGACAGCGGTATCATCATAGTAAATACCAGGGTTTGCGATCATGGCATCTATACGATTCATCTCCATCGAGATTTCACGACATACCGGGATTTCACCCGACATCACTTTCTGACGAAACTCGCCATAGTATCGCGGAGTCGCAGTGTTTGACAGTGTCATACGCTACTTCTTTTTCTTTTTCGGCTTCGCATGTCGTGGTGCAGAAGGTGCGATCTTGCTTTCCGCATATCCTTTGAGAGCCGTCTTAAGATAATCTTTAGCGACTCCTTCAGCAGCATCAATGGCTATAGATTTTCCGGCATCCAACATGAAATGAATGAATTTCTGGCCTTTGGATCGTGATTCCTCTTTCTGCTGAGCTGTCAATCGATTATAATTGGCTATGGCATTGGTTCGATTCACCCAATCGTTAATTTCTTGGGTCGACATGTCCTTGACCTTCATGCGAGAAAGACGCTGATATTTCTCATGGTCGGATTCTTTGCGAATGGCCTTGGGGGCTTCAGCTGAATCTTTCCTAGGCGCCTGAGATCCTTCAGTTGAGTCCTTACCGGAATTCTTGTCGGAATCGCCTTCCCAATCCTTCTTGCCACGAGCGGCTTGAAGTTCTTTGGTCGAACGGCGACGACCCCATTTCATACCGAGGATGCCGAAATGTTCAAAACATAGCTCAACTGGATCAACAGCCTCAATGTCGTTATCCATCAAATGCTCCTTCCGCATTAACGTTCAATCGCCATTCAAGCTCTTGAATTTGCTTTTCCATAGATTGCACGAGGAATGAATTGGACGGAGGATCAAACAGCAGTCTGGTCTTAAGATAGATATAGGTTTTAATCCCGTTAAGTTGTGACACATCTACTGTAAGATCCTCCCAGACATCACTCTCAGAAGCGATCTGAAATCCGTCCGATGGACCAATACCTAACTGATGCAGAGTCATCAATGCCGAATTGATATCGATGATAATTTCCGGATCGAAACCATTAAATGTTTCATCGATGCCGAGCATCTGCTTGATCGTGTTCAGGATCGAAGACTGCAATAGTGTACCCATTGATCCTCATTTCACTCTGACGGTGACATCTTGTTCAAGATGTTCGTCATTAACGTCATAACTAAAAAGCAATACGCTCACGATGAGCACCCATCCTATGCGTGTGGTAATATTTGGCAACTTTCGGCAACGATGCGATCGCCATCTTTTGTATCGAGACAGATCCAAGAAATGTCGCCGGTTTTAACCGTTCGCACTTCCTGTTGCTGATCCCTGGTGACAATCATGAAACTGCACACGATGCCTAGAAGAATCGCTGAGATCAATGCCGACATTATTGCCGAAACAAATGCTACGATCTCAAATGTAGTATGTTTGTTCATGTTCACCTCCATGGTATCATATCGTTCGGAAAACGTTCATTCATGATCCGAAGTTGGTCTTTGTCACCGTAGTGAATGGCATTATGGGTTGCCAGAGAACACGAGATAAGAAACTCTGGATCAAGCATGTTGCGATCTGCATGTTCGATCTGATCGGGAGTCAATGGATTCATATGATGAATCATGATCTTTCCTGGTATCGGGAAATCCCGATGACCTAGATCAAAACCATTGTCTCGAGCGATGACATAATCTCGAACATCATACCATTCTTTCGAATGATAGAATCTCTGATTCATCCATCGTTCGTTACCGAATGTCGGACGAGCGACGGTTCCATTCAGAGCCAGATACTCGAAACGTTCTTCATATGATTCGATACGCATGAGTTCTGAATAAGTTCGAATAATGCCATTCATGATCGAGCCTCGGTGACACCGATCTGGTTCTGGTAGTGAGAACCAAGTCCGACCGAACCATACATCCGATCAACTTTGGTGTTGAGACGAATGAAGCATAACTGACCGATGAGCATTCCAGGCTTTAATAGAATCGGGAATTGATTCTCGTTTTTGATTTCCAAGGTTATGGTTCCTTGAAAACCAGGATCAATGAACCCAGCCGTGACATGCGTCGTCAGACCGATACGTCCCAACGACGATTTTCCTTCGAAACGACATGCTAGATAATCGGGGATCGATACTGATTCGACGGTTGATCCGAGAATGAATTCGCCAGGGCGAAGAACATATTCCATGTTGGCGACGTTGAGGGTATCCATCGATACGCCACGTAATTCTTTCGATAAACCGTTAATCAAATGTATCGCTGAATCGTTAGTCTTCACGAATCGCTTGATTCGTGAATCGAGTCGGACATCATAGCTGCACGGCTGCAATTGATCTTCATCGAATGGATCGATCAAACCGCAATTTGTGGCGAGGCCTCGAATGGTTCTATCTGATAAAATCATTCTTCCACCTCTTCTTCGCCAGATGGCATAATGTAGCCCTGCATGGCTTTGACTGCTTCTTGGAAAAGCTTGGTCTGATCTTCGAAACTATTGATGGCGTGGGTCTGAGCTTCGATCTTGCGATTCTCATACCGCATCTTCTCCATCTCGAGTTGGTTTCGAGACGAGGCTTGCTTTAAGAAGTGTACTGTCTCTGCCGAGGAAGCGGTTCCCTCTCTTAAACGACGTTCAACAAGATCCATAGCAAGTGCTTCGAGCTGTTGCTCACGTCCTTCCGGAGTTCTTTCTGGAATAAGCGGAGGGGAGATAGGTTCCTCGACCCGTTTACGACGAGCCATATGGATATCATCTCCTTTTGTTAGCGGATTCTCAACGCTATCGCAGAGT